CGCCAGTACAAGTATGATATGTTTCTTCATTATTGTTCTATTATCTTAGTTATATTTATGTAATAACTCGAAAAAAGTGATTTTGTTGCTATAGAAGGCTGAAAAGATGTTAATAAAACCAAGAAACCCAGGGTTCAACCCTGGGTTACTGATGTTCTGAGCGAGATACGGGAGTCGAACCCGCCTCACAGGCTTGGGAAGACTATCGTATGTTTTGATAAAACGCTAACGCTCTGATACTTAGGGTTATCGAATAATGCTGCACTCACATATTACTCACAAATTCTATTCTATTTAACTTTCTTGAGGGTGTAATAGCTATTGTAAGTTGTGTGAAACCAAAGCTTTATTGTACCATCACTTTCAAAGTCTATGTCATGAGTTCTTGGCATGCTTGACTCCGATTTATATGTGTATAATGTAAAACCGGTTGCTTCGTATTGCAAACTCCATTTTATAAACGACAAGTCTTCTTTTACGTCTTTCGTCATAAAAGGTTCTTCTCCGGCATAGTATACATAAGCAGTTGCTTCGCCAGTACACTTCGTTCTCTCGCTACTCATAAGCTCCAGATAGCAATCTCCCTCTATCCTGATTTTTGGATTATAAACTCCACCGCCAGAACCACCACCGATAACTTTCCATTTGCCGATGAGATAGTTTTCTCGATCGTTCTGAATCTTCTGGTCGTTGATAGAAGAATCATCGCTACTGCTGCATGATGTGAATGATGCTCCTGCAAGAAGTATCATTGCTGCTAATAATACCTTCTTCATAATCCTTATATATAATAATGTTATACCTCGATTCTGTTATCTGCAAGAATCTTCCTTAGAAGACGAATCTCGCTGTCTTTTGACCTTATTATTTCATCCTTGGCATTGATGATCTGAATGAGCTGAGCATTCTTCTCTTTAAACGAATCCTCTTCCCGATCCTTAGCGCGGTCTGTTCCGGTTTCGATGTTCTGTTTGTTATTACCGACGAACATGCTTGCTATTACAGGTGTTGGAGAGCTCGGGTTGTTTTTTAAGTATTCGGCCATACGCTCTATTTCCGCTCTTAGCACTTCGTCGTTAATATGCATACCAGGATAACTGCCAGACATTCTGTTTAGTTCCCTCGTCTTCTCCTCTAGTTTCTCAGGCAAGTACATCGGGCCGATGCCTGTTTCAAGCCACTGGTCGTTAACTAGCAATGAGTGTTTCATCTTACTTATGTCCACCTTGGTGATAGCGACCTTGCCGTCGAGCTTCCTACCGATATTACTTATATCGGTCACCTTCATGAACTGCTGCTTGTTAAGCTGTTCGCACTTCATTACTTCCTTCAGTCTTTCTTGTAGTCCTGCTACACGATTTTCTGTTACTGCCATACACTTTTAGTTTTATATACGCAACTAAAACCGCTCAAAGTGCTAATAAAGGTTAATGGTACAAGAAAAACGTGTAAATCACTTGGTTGTTACACGAAATTCATGTACCTTTGCACTCGTTAACGGTCGAGTAACCAACAAAGCCGTTACAAACGGAGGCTTGTGCGACCGAAAGTACGTACTTTACATTGACACTGCAAATATACGACTTTTTTCGCACAACTCCAAATTTTTAATGAATTATTTAAGTAACAAAGATGAAAAAAGTTGCAAGAATAACAAAACAGGACATATTGGGCATCAAACCAGGAAAATTTGAAGTCTTTCTGCTTGAGTCCGCAAGAGCAGTTCGGTCGGCAGTAACATACGCCTATCAGCTTGCTCAATACGAAGATTTGCCGAAGGGAGTGCTTAAATATTCAACCTCGGCAGATTACAAGAACCATACGGCGATTATCACCGCTGTTCCGGTTGAGTAGTAAACTTTAAAAGATAAAGTATGGAGGAAATTATAAAACTCGGAAGAACCGATACAATGACATCTCTCGAAATTGCAGAGATAACCGGGAAGAAGCATGCTCATGTGATGCGTGACATTCGCTCATTGATAGAGCAGGGAGTTAACGGATCCAACTTTGGATTGGTTAATTATAAAGATAAAAAAGGAGAGGTGAGGCCAATGTTTGAGCTAACACCAAAGGGTTGCTTGATTTTGGCGAGCGGCTATGACGCTTTGCTACGTGAGAAAATCATAAATAAGCTTGAAGAACTTGAGAAGAAGAATCACCTTGAGCAGTATCAAGTACCTCAGTCTTTCTCCGAAGCTCTTATGCTTGCAGCAAAGCAGCAGGAGAAGATAGAGCAACAGCAGCTTGCTCTTGAATCGAAGAACGAAGAGATTGTGCAGCTCTCAGCCACAATCACCGAGATGCAGCCAAAGGTTAGTTACGTTGATACAATCCTTTCGAGCAAGGAGACCGTTACGACGACACAGATTGCTCAGGACTACGGTCAATCAGCAAAGGCGTTCAATATCTTGCTGAGAAACTTCGGTGTTCAACGTAAAGTTGGCGGTCAGTGGATTCTCTACGCAAAGTATCTCCCTTGTGGCTATGTCCAGTCAGAAACAGTTTCTATCACTCACCGTGATGGTAGTGTAGGTTCAGTAATGCATACAAAGTGGACTCAGAAAGGAAGATTATTCTTGTATAATGAGTTAAAGAAACATGAAATTCTTCCATTAATCGAAAAATAAGCCTATGCCTCGCAAGAAAGTATCAGTAGAGCCTGTCGAAAAGATATGGCTCTCAACAAAAGAGTTTGCCGAGTATATCGGCATGAGTACAGGTTATATACACGACTTAAGAAAGAGCGGTCAGATCCATCATTATATGATAGGTAACACCGCATTCTTCAAAAAGTCCGATATAGATGAGCTCATTGAAGAGCATAAAGTATGCTGAAATATTGGTATGGTTAAAGTTATAGATTTGTTTCATTTGCTCGTGAGGGCATGATTTTTAGTTATTAGTTTTTTGTTTACGTCTACAGCGGTAGACACTTTGGGGCGATGTCTGTTCGTTTAGCTTCTTTCGCCCCAATCAGACTGAGTAGCTCAGTTGGATAGAGCATCGTTTTCCTAAAACGAGGGTCGAAGGGTCCGAGTCCCTCCTCAGTCACACTCTTTTTTTAGTTCCGTTTAGTAGTTGAATTCCTCTCTGACGGCGCAAAGGTAAGTCCTTATACCTTATAAAGCAGGTCGTTCGGGCAGCGACAATCTTGCGTCAGACGAGAGTTTCATTGAGCGGACATGGAAGATAGTTCTTTGACTTGATGCACAGAAATAGTATGCGTGTAAAAGAAGTAACTGGAGAGTATCAATGGATGCCGTGACCTGGCGAAAGGACGCACGACATACGAAAATCCAGCTAATCTGCATCAAGTAAGCAGACGGACTACACCGGAACGAAGAATTGTCGGTGCAAGCACTGCCCAAAACGTTGCAGTCTGGTGAACATGGAAAAGTTCTGAAAATCCAAATGAAGTGAGAATTGCTCATTCATGATAAAAATCAAAGAGGAGACTGGTGTAATTGGAAGCACAGCGACAACTAGATGATACCGTTCTTATCGTCGTGAGATGGGGGTTCGAGTCCTCCGTCTCCTCCAAAAAGTAATTTATTTTATATTCAAATTTATCCGATTTAAATGCAGCTCGTCTGTGAAGATAGGCTGCACACATCGCAGGTTGGAGCAGTTGGTAGCTCGCTAGGTTCATGACCTAGAGGTCACAGATTCGAGTTCTGTACCTGCCACAAATGTTTTCATATACTTTAAATTAAAATTGAGGTGAAAGTTTTTTCTTTGCGTATCTGGTCTGAGAAGATAGGGTACGTCTATCCCTTTTAATAGATTATTTTTTATTTTCTGAGGAGAGTAGCTCAGTAGCAGAGCACCAGGGGAAGCCCCTTGGAGGTCGATGGTGCGAATCCATCCTCTCTTCCCAATTTTCTTTCGTTTTTCAAGAATTTTGATTGGTTAACTTATGTGTCGCCCAGTAGCTCAACTGCATAGAGCCGTGGTACTTTCCACTAGGTTGGGAGTTGGAGTCTCCTCTGGGCTTCCCAAGTAGGTATTTCTATATGTTTTTGCTTTAGCTGACAGAGGTCGGCGCTTTATATAAGTCATTTAATGTAATTTGAGTTGAGTATTAATCCTCTTGCTTGTGAAAGTAGGAGGTACAAGCCACATTAGCTCAGTTGGTCAGAGCAGCCTAACATGGTGGTTGGTCGTAGGTTCGAGTCCTGCATGTGGCTCACTTAATTGTGTGAGTGCCATAAATTTACAGTTTTTGATTATCTTTGGGAGTGAGGGAGTCAATTCTCTCCCTCCTCCCTTTAATATTGATTTCTACTCCATCTCACAAATAACCACGTGCAATCCTCTCCTGCCTTGCGTGGTTGGCTAAACGGAGAGGTTTTACTATAGATGAAAGTTAAAAACATAATAAGAATCAGTAAGGAAAACATTAATGCTCTTCGGAATCTGGAATGCGTTGAAAGCATAGAACAGAACGGAAGGGATATTACTGTTCGCCTTAAACCGGAACGTACGGACGGTAAGCTCGAAGCCCGAAAGGGTGAATATCTTATCCAGTGGGGTAACAAAATGTGGCAGAGGTACGGATCTGAGGCTATCAATCTGCTTTTTAAAAATCCCGGAGCGGAGGCCGGCAAGACATGGGACGCGTAGGTTCAAAGAAGTATTACGCTCCTGACGGGAACGAATACGATTCAAGGGAAGAGTACCTGTACTTGCAGACCATCCTTGATGATCCTGGCATAAGCTGCATACACAGACAGGTAACCATCACGGCAATCAATCCGGTATGGATGATGAAACCAAAGCAACTTAAGACTAAGGTTAAGTACGAGAGAAGGTCACTGCTTTACGGGCATAACTATACTGCCGACTTCGTTTACCGGGAAGGCGATAAGATTGTGATATGCGATGTCAAGAGCCTCTACACATCAAAGCTCAGAGAGTTCTCGATAACTACAAAGGCTGTTGTGGCAAGACTTATCGCTCACAATAGGAAACGTCATAACGGCGAGTCTGTTGTGATATTCCGAAAGGCTATCAAGGTTAAGAAGAATGAGTGGAAAATCGTTGATTATCCACCGTCCGACTGTACTATTATATAATAAGGTATAAAATAAGGAAATATGGTTATCATTTTCAATAGTCTCATAGCCACAGTAGCTATGTTCGCTGCATGCGCATTCGTCGCACATCTCCTTGGGTGGGATAAGGAAGACAAGTAGTTTAATTCTAAATATTTTAAATTATGGACAAAGACAAAATTATCGTCAGTGTAGTAATTGACAAGCAGGCTCTTGTTGACAGAGCATTCGACATCTCGAAGAATCCTTCTGAGTTCAATGAAATCAAGAAGGTTATCGACGGCAAAAACCAGTTCACTCGTGATATCGACGAGATTGATGATGAAGGCAAGAAGGAGAATAATACAAACCTCTTCTCCAACATCGCATTGGACATCATTCTCAGTGATAACCCGGAACTTGCAATCACCAAGCGCCTCAATTCGCTTGAGGACAAGAAGAACTCTTTCCTCGCTAAGATGAAGAAGCTCAACGAACTCCAGGAAAAAGTGAAAAACGGAGAGGTGCATGGCGTTGAAGGTTTCCGTGAGTTGTTGAAAATAATGGAGGATGGCGAGTAATGGGTGTAGTATCAAAGTACGGAAACCTGTATGATGTAAAGAAGAACATCATCTGCCACGCTCCTGTCACTTCTTCACATTTCGAAAGTATTTTGAAGAAGGGCAATGTGCTTCCTATGATGACAGGCGTAACAACTCCTAAATTGTTCGGTATCCACGCAGTCAAGAAATTCAAGCGTGGACACTGGCGCCGAGTATTAACACATTAATTCATATAACAATGGCAAAAGAAAAAGCAACTATTGCAGCAACCCTCGGTCACGAGTATGAGGACCTGGAGGAGCGTGAGGATTTCCTCGCCAACAACGCGGACTCTGTTGAGAAAATGGAGTTCATCAAGCGATTTAACTCTGATGAGCTGATGAAGAAGAAGGACCTGTTCGCCCTTCAGTCTGCACGTGCATCTGACATCGAGGAGGAAATCAAGGATTTCCGTGAGCAGAAAAAGGCAGAGCTGAAGCCTATCAAGGAAGAGATTTCTTCTCTCCTTAAGGAAATCAAACAGAAGGGTAGCATGGTTAACGAGAAGGTTTACAAGTTCGTTGACCGTGAAGCAAAGATGACAGCCTTCTATGACAAGGAGGGCAATCTTGTTTCTTCCCGTCCGGCAACACGTGACGAACTCCCTAAGAATATGTATTCAATCCTCCGTGACAAGCAGGCTATGTAGCCTGCTTTCACATAGTTTCTAAATTCTAAAATATTTTGTAAAATGGACAATGAAAAATTGCAGATAAACCTCGCTCCTGGACAGGAGCATGCGGAGCTTGTTATCCGTGAGGTAGGTAACGAGAACCCTTACAAGCTTCCTGTCAAGGAACCGCTGAATCTTAGGGTGCATGGTGTTATTACTTGTATCTATGCTTTCCTTGAAAAGCGTTGGGGTACAGAACAGATTGACAAGGAGCATACACATATCCAGGTCAATCGAGAGGAACTTACCGTTACCCTTGTAACAAACGAGAACGATATGCGCAAGACGCAGACTATCGTTGGCTCCATTCAGCTATCTCGTCAGTTTACGGGATTCCATATCAACGACGGTCAGTTGTGGAAACCGGTACAGCTTGGTGACTTCTTCCGACTCAACCGTTCTTTCTTCGAGACGAAGGAGAAGAACATGGAACTCGTCAATCTCCTCAAGAGCTTCTCGGCGAAGGTTCAGACAACAATCAAGAAGGAATACAGTGACAATGGTTCCGTGACTGACAACTATGAGAAGGCTGTAGACTCTAATCTTCCTCCATCGTTCACTATCAATATTCCTATTTTCAAGGGCGCAGAGCCTGAGAAGCTTTCAATCGAGACTATCGCTCACGTCGAAGGCAATATGGCATTGCTGACGCTTATCTCTGCTGATGCAGAATGTATCATCGAGGAGTCTCGTGACAGAATCATCAATGCGGAGCTCGACAAGATTCGTAAGCTCTGTCCTGAGATTCCTATTATGGAAGTGTAATGACAGAAATAGATAACAGAATAGCAAAAATGCCCGCCAAGATGGCCTTTGCTGTACTTGATTTGCGTAAGGCGCATGCGTGCATCATGGAACTTCCACGAAGCAAGTCGGTACAGCTGGCCAGAAAGGCGGCATACCTCAACTACATTGAAGGTGAGGGTAGAAAACTCGGTAAGGTTCCACTTCATTATGAACGCCTTAATGAAAAGGGCGAAAGCGTGACGGTGGAAACTTACTTCAGATATTTAGATAGAATACATTAATCATTCCCGGCATGGCAAACAGTAGATTCGCTCTCCACTATAAGAGGAGTTGTCACGATTGTATCTTCCTTCAGATTTGTACTGATCCTAACGCAAGCTACAATGGAGATTACGTTTGCAAAGACTGGGAATGGAAGTATCAGTGATTAATTTTTAAACAAAAAAATAAAATGCCAATTATTAAAAAAGATGACGTTACGCCAGAACGTCCGGTTATTATTGTTCTTTATGGTCAGCCTGGTTCAGGCAAAACATCAGTTGCAACTACAGCAGAGGTTCCTTTGCTCGTAGATACAGACAGAGGTTATGACCGCAGTGTTCAGCGAGTAGACACCCTCGTAGCCAACCGATGGGAAGACATCTTGGGTGCTCAGAATGATATGAGCTCCTACAAGACAATCATCGTTGACACCGCAAAGGCAACGCTTGATGACTATCTTTCAACTTATGCAGTTCAGACCGACTACAAGCTGGCGAAGAACACATTGAAGAAGTTTGGCCGTATGGCTGATGACTTCAAAGCATTCGTCAACGTACTCCGTCAAAATGGTTCGGATATAATCTTTATCTGCCACGACAAGGAGCAGTCAGAGGGTGATATTATCAAGCACTCTCCAGATTGTACCGGTCAGTCCAAGGATTTGCTTCTCCGTATTGCTGATCAGGTCGGTTTCATCTCTCTCATTAATGCAAAGCGCACAGTTTCTTTCGAGCCGAATGACAACTACGTCGGTAAGAATGTTGCTCAGATTCCTATGACGGAGATTCCTGATGCTACTTCTCCTGAGTTTGCAACATTCATGGCAGACATTATCAAGAAGGTGAAGCAGTCTATCCAGTCAAAGTCTGAGGCACAGCGCAAGGCAAACGAGCTTATTACCAAGTTGCGTGGAGAGCTTGCGAAGGTAGAGGATGATGAGTCTGCTGCAAAACTCCTGGCTGATTGCAAGGAACTCCCACAGATTATGAAGCAGCCGTTCTTTAACGAGATCAACACCGCTCTCATAGCAAAGGGATTCGTTTTTGCTGACAACAAATTCACTAAGCCTGCCGAGGATAAAAAGTCTGCCGCCAAGAAGACAGAGAAGAAGGAAGAGGCTAAACCTGCTGATGATGGGAAAAAGTAGCAAGCCACTTGTCAGAGTGACAACTATAGAGTCTTTCAGAAGATACATCGAACAGAGTGAACATGACAACTTTGAGATAACAGAACAGAGCGTTATAGATAACATTGTCGGAGAGTTTCAGGGCAATGAGTACACAAGGGTTGGAACTGCCTTTCACGCAATCGTCGAGACCGGTTGCCAACCTTGCGTTATCGCTCCTGCCGGTTACAGAACGTTTACTTACTATGGTAAGGAAAAGCAGGAGCCGGTGCCGGAGGGTAGAACTTTTGATATAGAAGGATACCCGGTGACGCTTGATATGTCACAGATTAAGGTTGCTCTGGATTACCGATACCAAAACATCGAGGCATTCCATGAGATACGTAAGTATAAAGACTATGGTAGAGCCGTAGTAACCGGGTGTGCCGATATGGTAAACGGATTGCAGCTCCGTGACATCAAGACAAAGTATAGTGCTCCTTCTGATAGCCAGTACTACGACTCTTGTCAATGGAGATTCTATCTTGATATGTTCGGTGCAGATATCTTCGATTTTGACCTCTTCTGCTTTGATGGCTATAAGCTCGAAAAGCACGGGTATGATGTTCGTGGTCTTCCGCTCATACCTTACACTCCGGCTATCCGTGTTTACCGATATGACGGGATGGAGCAGGATATTCATAACCTCCTAGACCAATTCTTGGATTGGTGCGAACTCAGAGGTTTAACTCAGTATTTATATAACACAAAAATTGATTAATATGGAAATGACAGGTGTCGTGATTGCCGTTCTTCCTGAGCGTTCGGGAACATCGCAGCGAGGAGAATGGAAATCACAGTCTTTTGTTATCGAAACACAGGAGCAATATCCAAAGCATCTCTGTTTCGAAGTTTTCGGTGCTGACAGGATAGCTCAGTTTAATATCAAGGGTGGTGAGACAATCACCGTTCAGTTTGATATCGATGCAAGGCAGTACCAGGATCGTTGGTTTAACAGTATCAAGGCTTGGAATATTATTCGTCCGGGTCAGCAGGCTCCTGTACAAGGTGGCTATAACGTTGGAAATCCTCAGGCAGGCGCCCAGGCAGCACAAGCAGCACAACAAGCAGCTACGGCCGGAGTACAAAACCCGTACCCACCCAAACAGCATCCAGTTCAGCCACAAGGGAACTCTAGTGATTTGCCCTTCTGACCTGGCATCCAAGCTGAAGCTGATTAAAGATACATTCAATGCTGAAATAGTATGATGTATAACACGAAGAATCCTCTTGAAGTACAGAATCTCAGACTGAGGATAGAGAAGCTGATTGAAAAGCAGAGTATGGTAGAGGTCGTTGAAAAGAAGGCAAAGACACTTCAGCAGTTGAAGTACCTTCACACGATACTCGCTTACTTCGGATTGCAGACCGGTAACACTCTAGATGAAGTCAAGACATGCTACTTCAAGAGGATTGTCAATAGAGACTTGTTTGTGCGACAAAAGCACGATGATCTGCTCGGAACAGATAGGGAATACGTTATATCGACCGCAAAACTTACGAAAGAAGAGTTATCTGAGGCTATCGAACGTTTCAGAAACTGGTCTAGCAACATAGCCGGCATATATATTCCTTCTTCCGAGGAGTACATCTCGCTTCTGCACATCGAACATGATATTCAGAATTCCAAACAATATTTATAAACAATGATGTTACCTAAAGAAATCAGACAGAAGTCGAGTGAGCTTTTCCCGAATGACCTGGAAAAGCAGAAAATCTTTTGTATGGGCGCTGCGTTCTCGTTAGGCAAAGATTTATCCGACTTTGAGGAAGAAGGACAACAGGAAGAAGGGCAGCAGGAGGAGATTTATCCTTGCCAGGAAGCTCTCGATATGTGGCTTGCATACAAGAAAGAGAAACGGCAGAAATATCAACCTCGTGGACTCGCGGCTCTTAAAAAGAAGCTTTTAAAGATGTCGAGCGGAAATCCAGAATACGCAAAGGTTATCGTTGAGCATTCCATGGGAAACAACTATTCCGGGTTGTACGCTCCTAAAAATAATAGTGTAAACAGTTATGAACAACAGCAACGAACTTTCAACAAAATTAGTTCAATCCTTGCCGACTGAATGTAGCCAAGCGGTAGCAAAATACGGCAAACAATATGCGCTATTTTTGGATAAATATCCTACTCTGCAAAATCGGACAGATGCAATCACATCTGTATATGATTCTGTAGCTAGAGGCGGTATGTCGTTTGTTAGTATTGATAATTATTTCAAAAATGGTGCAAGCGAGTTTTGGATTAAGATAATGCTCATTGACTTGTTTATGGTTATTGGTGCTATTGATTCGACTACTCCTTATCAGTTCAAAGCTATGGCGCAGCGTATCAGACAAGAATACTATCACCTTACACCTAGTGAACTTACTAGATTCTTTTATGAGTTTTCTATGGGCGAGTATGGTGAAATCTATGTAGGAAAGACAGTAAATCCTCAAAAACTTTTTATTGCTCTCGAAAAATACATGTGTAAGCTTTATGAAAAGAGAGCTGAAATTGATTCTCAAAAGTTAGCTGAGAAACAAAAGAAAGAAGATGAGGAATCTAGAAGAAATGCAATATCCTACGAAGAGCATTGCCGCTTAAATGGTGTTGATATTGAAAAATCACCTCTTGAAAAGCTAAAGAGAAAACTTGAAAAAGAATCAAAACGAGGCAAAAATGGCGGACGTAAGTAAAATGGCAGAGGAATGGCTTAGTGAGCATCCTGATGCGACAAAGAAAGAAATATGGATGGCCGGTTATTGGCAATCTACCGATAACTGGTGCAACCGAACCAAGTAAATTTTAGAATTATGACACAGAAAGAACGTATCGAGAACGCTACAACAAAGCAAGCGGTAGTGTTCATCTGGATCTACTCCTGGGTTATTGTGAGAAACCTAGGAAGAGTAATCAATAAGGCAGTACACAAGCTGCCTTGGCTGTTCATCGTGGTAACGGTAGTAATATCATTCATCGTTAGCTTCGTCTTTATTTCTAAGGCTAGAGCAGAGCGAGATAGTTACAACAAGAAGTTAGTTCACGCAACACAGCAGCTTGATAGCTTCTATGCTGCATACGGAAACATTAAATCAAAGTAAATATGAAGAAATACAAACTACAATAGTGATGATCCTGCTTGTTATCGCAGCAATTATCGCAGGCTACGGATTTATCTGTTTCATGGTTGAACACATTTTCCTTTCGCTTCTGATGCTGTTCTGTATCAGCTGCGCATTGGCTGTAGAGAAGGAGGTGTAGGAATGTCGGCATATAATTTCACACCAAAAGGAGCATTCTTCATCAACTACAAGGAGCCGGACAGGGAAACCGTTGACCATATCACTTCGCTCTATTACCTCATTATCGGTTCTCTCGCTACAATCACGCAGACAGCAATCAAAGACTTACACGACAATCTCAGTGAGAGGAAGGACCTGTTTAAGCATGAGCTTAAGTATCGCATAAAGGAGGCATTCTCCCGCTCTGAGACTCTTATAGGAATATTCAAGAAGTATACCACTGAGATTTCTCAGTATGAACTCTGGCTTGATATAACAGACAGCATGGAGGAAGACCTGAAGATTGACATACAGAGACTCTTCTATACGACCGACAACATTCTTCTGAAAAACAACATCAAGGAACACAAGCTTCAGGCGTATGCATGCGTAGCCTACAACCTGTCAATCATGCTGCACGATATGTGTACGAAGTTTGATGACGTTATGAGTGAACGTGGCATCAGTTCCGGTAGCATAAGACCTTGCGGAGAATTCATCCAGTCTATGTATGGTATGTATGCCTCGATGAGAGAGGTCGCCAGGATACTTATACCTGATAATGATGCTGAATACTTCAAGGAAGGTGGTCAGATTTACAGGGCTTTGCAGGTGGTTGCAATGAAGGTATGTAATCCGGAAAGGATTGACAACGCTGCCGACGAAGGACTGAAGCTTAATGGCGTTGACTACCATGGTGAAGAGCACCAGAACAACGCATTCCTACCTTGGAATGGCATCCAGGTAAACTTCCTGTCACGCAACTTTGACAAGATGTCTGATGAAGAGCTTGCAAAGGCTCTAGGACGATCTGTTGGCGCAGTAAAGGCAAAAATGAGACAACTTAAACTAAAAAGAACGGAATAGTATGAGTGGAGGCGCATTTGATTATGCTCAGTACAGAATTGCTGACATATACACGGAAATAGAGGATGAAATCTACGGTCATCATCTTGATGATGAATTTGACGTAAATCGGTATATTGAAGATCATTGGTTAGAGGATTCCGAGAAAGAATACGTTCGTAAGCATCATCATACAATACCTAATCGTAGCGAGTATTCTAAGGAAACCATCAAGGAGTTCAAGAAAGGTATAGCTCTACTAAAGAAAGCCGAGGTTTACGCACATCGCATAGACTGGTTACTTAGTGGCGATGATGGCGAAGATAGCTTTCATAAGCGTTTGAAACACGACTTGGAAGAATTAAAACGTAAAAAACAATAGCTTATGGAAGATTTATCTATAGGCTCAGAAATCGTCTTGAAGGTGGTTGAAAGCGAGAAAGAAGAATGTAATGGCTGTTTCTTCGATGAGATAAGTAGCAATATCTATGAGAATGTTTGCGGTGATTTTAATTGTAGCGCAAGCACTAGAAAAGACGGAAAGAATGTTCAATTCAAAAGAGTAAAATAATATGGAAGAAAAGATTAACATAGCGGAGATACTAAAGGATAAGCCACAAGGAACCAAGTTGTACTCTTCTGCTTGTGGTAAATGTGAGTTGAAAGAGGCAGACGATAAAAGTTTCAAAGTATCTTTCTATAGTTCGAAGTTTGGCTTTATGAATGGTGGAGAAGGTACTTTTGATAAAAATGGCAACTTGTATGATGATGGAGAGTGTATTATTTTCCCATCAAAGGAAATGCGTAACTGGTATAAATTTGATTGGAAAAAAGGTGATGTTCTTGTAGGGGTAGGACAAAGAGTCATCTTTGAAAAATTCATAGATGAAAATTATACTAAATTTCAAGGTAAATATAGCCTAAGTACTTATGAGAATAGAACATTAGTAATTGATAGAAGTTATTATACTAGTAACTTTAGTAAAATAAATGACAGTGGCAATGTTGAAAATTATTTTGAAGATCTCGAAGAGAAGTTGGGTGGTAAACTCAATCGTCAGACCCTTGAAGTAGAGAAGGCTCTACCAGAGTTCAAGGATGGGGATATTATCAAAATGACTTGGGATAAATATTCAGCTATAGCAATATTTTGGGAGTATAGTAATTTTGGGAAAGGCTTTGATTCTCATGTCTTTTTTAATATTAATACAAAAATTATAGAATATAATATTCATGGTCATACTCTCCAAGATATGATTTTAAGATTAGCCACAGAAGAAGAGAAACAGCAGCTCTTTGATGCCCTCGCAAAGAAAGGCAAGGCTTGGGATGCAGAGACAAAGACTTTGAAGGACTTGCCAAAGAAGTGTGAGTTCAAGCCATTTGATAAGTGCGTATGGAAGGTGCAAGGTTTTGAAGGCGCTATATGGCAAGCAAGTTTCATTTCTTATGTTGATGAGTATGATGCCGTACCAATTGGTGTTTCTGTTTATGATCTATCTAACTTGATTGTTCTCCCTTATAACGAAGAGACAGCACATCTACTAGGAACGACTGATGATTGGGAAGGAGGTGAGTAATGAAAGAGCTTAAAGATTTAGTTGAGGGCGATGAAGTACTAGTTACAGGTATGTATCATAGACATATCGCCAAGGTTGATAAAGTGACAAAGACTCAAATTATTGTTAATAACGCTAGATTTAGAAGAGATTCTGGCTGGCAATGTGGTATCGATAGATGGAATAGGAAAAGTATATCCGTTCCTACAGAAAAGGAATTATCAGATGTTAAAGAAGAGAATCTTCGTAAGACTCTCATCTACTCTATCAGTTCTTTTGATTTCAAACGCTTATCAACAGATGAGTTAAAACAAGTGTACAATATTGTAAAAGGCAAAGAAAAATGAAAAAGAATAAACACTCATTAAAGATAAGTCGTAGCTTCTTTGGCGAAACTACCCTTGATGGTTATCCTATAGCTACATATTCAAATGATGAATTGAAGATTCTAAAGAACCTGCTAGAAAAGGTTCTGTGTGAAGTAAATGAATATATAAAAGACTAGGCGTATGAAACAGAAGTTGAAAATGATATGGCGAATCCTCCGTGACAGACAGGTTGTAGTAATAACCGAAGACCACGGAAGAATGTACTATAATTGGAGCACTAGAAGTATATCAGACGTACTTCAAATGTGTCACAAGGTATGTGAAATGGCTCTTATGATGGATAATAAAAAGTAAAACGTATGGATAAATTAGAATATATTCCAGGAGATATAGTAAAAATTGAATATGGAAAAGCTACTGGAAAAATAGGTTTCGTAACAATTACTTTTTTAAGAAGAAAAGGTTGCTATAGTCTTGTTGTATTTATTGGTAAAGGGTTTCAAGGTTCTTCTAAAGACGATTGGATTCAAACTTATAATGATGAGGTATCTCCGATTCCTCTCACTACTGAGATTCTAGAGAAGAATGGATGGAGAACACAAAACAGATGGTACTATTACTTAGATGTAGCAGAAGGGTTTATTTCTTATATTGGGATAGACTTTAAGCATAAATCTAATAAAGGTCATCTATATGTAGAGGTTGATGGAAATAATATGGTAGAGATACAATACTGCCACGAACTCCAGCATTTTCTCTTCGGTCTAGGACTTAACTCAGAAATGGAGGTGTAGGTATGAGTGTAGCAACACAAGTAAATTACCATTGCCCTTTCTACGGAAGAAAATGTTACCAATGCGGTTATTGGAATCGTAGAGGAAATGAATGTGAGATAATAACTCATCAAGACAGAAAGATTTGATGTTTAACCTAACATTTAAAGATATGACAAAAGAAGAATTAAAAGTAAAGGTTGCCAAGCAACTAAGCATTATCAATGATGCTAACGATGAGATTTGTTCTTACGTAAATGATTACGTCGAAAGTCTACCATACAAGGTTGGCGACAAAGTGAGCTGTTCAAGATGTAATGTATGTTGGATTAAAAGCATTGTTCCAGAACGAAGTTATACAAGATATTCTGGTGAGATTGAAGTAAGAATCAACCCCGCTAAGAAAGATGGCACTCGCTCCAATAGAGAGTTTGTGCTATGGAATGTGGAAATTGATAGTATCAAAAAGATTAGTTAATCATCCTGCAAAGGATATAAATAGATAGTAATATGAATACAGAAAAATTAGAAAGAGCTAACATTTTAGCAAAAAGCTTGATTCCTAAAGTAGATGAGCTTTTGAATATGTCTTCAAAAGCAATGCGTGGTAGACTTGCTGATGCTATTTGGGAATTATCACAGTGTGATAGGGAATTTGGAACTAAATTCAATCAGCTTCTGAATGAAACAAAACAGAGATTTCAAAAAGAGTTTGATGATTTGTAACTAACCACCCTCTCCTTGGTAACAGGGAGAGGGTAAAAAGAAGAGAATATGGATGCAAGTAAAATAACATTAAGTAGCTATATTGCATATCTCCAAGGTATGTATAAACGATATGGCAATATAAGTATTGCGCAACTAAAGTATATAGAAAGAAACAGAAAAAAAAGAGGATAAGCAATGAGTAAAGAAAAAGCGATAGTTCACATTAATAATGTTTCCAAGATGATTGGCTCAAAAAGAATAAAATTGAGTGAAGGTATGGCAATTCATATTCAAAATGAGTTAGTCTTGGCACTTAAAGAGTTAGAAGATGAATAAGAAGAAAGTTAAAGAGTTATCACTTGATGTGCTAACCAATATCAAAGAAGCTATAAGCAGAACTGATGATGTCCTTTTAAGCCTAACTTTAGCGAATATAGCAAGCAAAATTGCGCTGATTGGCGTAGAAGTAAATAAGTCAGACTGGGTATCTGTTGAGGATGAGCTTCCCCCTTATGATAAGGTAGTTTGGGTAACAAGTAAGATGTCACCTGATAATGTTTTTAAAAACAGAAGAGTGGAAAGCACTATCGTCCCAAAAGATGGTAATGACTTCATCATCTTATGGGAAGGGAGAATGGCTCGTATCACTCATTGGAAACCTATTGATAAGTTGGAGGAATAAGTATGGAGAAAATTTATACAGGCGAAATTCAGAGATTGTTTCCGATTTTAGAGGCAATTAAAGAAGGTAAGACCATTCAGTGGAACGATATGGGCGTATGGTGTGATATTAATGGTGACGATGAGGGCTTTGTTCTTGATACATTGATAGGAAAACCTGATGGCTATCGTATCAAGCCAGAGCCAAAGCACCGCCCTTTTGTCAACGCAGAAGAGTGCTGGACTGAAATGCAAAAGCATCAGCCGTTTGGGTGGGTAAAAGACAGAAATGGTAGTAAATTCGTAATTGAAAATGTAGATTCAAGAGGTTTTGTCGAAGTTTATGATGAGGGTACATGTAATTTTAATGAAGTGTTTGAAAATCGCACCTTTGCCGACGGGCTTCCGTTTGGCGTAAAAGTGGAGGAATAGTTATGGCATATTGTTTTTGCGATATTTGTGATTACAAGGATAAGTGTAAGAACTATCGAAAGGTAGTTGTTTGTCCTTATATAAAAACGGAGGAATAGTTATGAACAATAAAGTTAAGAAAGCATTGGGTAGCGCAAGCTACCTTACATATCACTGGAGACAGTACTCCTTTGAGCAGCTTGAAAAAGAAATGGTTAGAGTGTGTGGATTGTGCGACAAAGCATTGGGTATTCCACAAGATGATAGCGTTACAGACTTCGAGCGAGGTCAGTGGTCAGTTATTCAAAATGTGATTGGCTACATCAAAGATTATAGCTCGGCAGCAGAACTTTGCCGTGAAGCTGGTATCGGTTACAAAAAGATAATGGCTCTTCAGAAGGATTGCGGTTATTCCTACAAGGAAGAAGTTGATGATTTTCTAAAGGAAAATCGTAATGGTGGAACAGAATTGAAGTTGGAGGAATAGTTATGGCATGGGTAGCAGTTAATTATCATGGTGTGGAAGTTATTCTTTCAGATAGACCGAAGAAATTATTCCGTAGGTTATGGGGCAATGATAAAACCCAGATAATTCCTCTTCCACAAGGCTCTATCAAGAAGCTCATCGGAAGAGAGCTGTCTTGGCAAGATGAGCCAGTTGAACTTAAAGAAGAATAATATGATATTCTATAGATTTGGTGAAATACCTAAAAATGAGAAATCATGTATTTGGAAGGGTGAAGAGAAAATTGGAGAAGAGCCTGGGGTTTCGGTTTATGAAGCCCATAAAAACATAAATGGAACCTACTCTCCTGTTCTTCCATTTCCAACAAATGAAAAAGCATTTAATGATTTTATACACCATATAGAATACTTTACTGGCAATAAATATTTGGTAACAGGTGATTTATTAGATGAGACTGGTACTGATGGTGAGCCATTAATTAAGAATGTAAAAATATTAATGAAATTATAGCTTATGAAAATAGAAAATATCAAGTTCAAGGCAAAACGTCTTGGCAATGGCAAGTGGGCTGAAGGTTACTTTTATACCGAATGTGGTTATGCCTACATCATTGAGAATCGTCAGAAAGAAAGCAAGTTAAACAGAAATCTCTCTTATCTGGTTGACCCTTTAACGGTCTGCCAATTCACAGGACTGAAAGATTGTAAGGGCAATGAATTGTACGAACATGATGTTATCAAGAATTATCCTTTTCTTCCATCAGAAATTGTATGGTCGGAAGAGTTAAGTGGGTATTACCTCAAACATGCTAATGGAAAGATTGAGAGTAAACCGTTAGGTCATTATCTTTCATTAGGTAAATTCATAGTTGTCGGCAATAAATTCGATAACGAGAAGTAAGATAAAGCTATGGTAGATGTAAGTAATCAGCACTGGAACGAAGATGGAAGCATTACTATTATATTGAATAGTATAGAGGAAGTCGAAGAGCTCGTTGAGTGTATTAATATATGGAATAAAATGTGTGAAGATGAAGAATAAGATTTTAAACTTAGCCAAGTCAGCCGTTTGGTTCGTATTGTGTTTGCTTGTAGGAGCATTGATTTTTGAGGGTGTCCGCTCTTTGGCTAATAGCAATGAACCTGCAAAGAAGATTGGTACGTCAGTATTCACTGAAGAAGGACACGATTATCTGGTTGTGGACACGAAACATGGTGTTTGCGTTGTTCACGCACAAAGTTGCCCTTGTCGTAAAAAGAAGTAGCGTATGGAAAATAATATGTTTGAAGATATTGTCGCTGAAGGCAATATAGTTGTGATAAATAATAATTGGATTGTGTTATGTAAGTGTTGGAGACCAGAGTGTTACAATCTGTTCTGCTATCTTTATCTCCATAAGGAATATAAGAATTTAATGGTAGGCTCTCATTTCACAATGACCGAGGATAAAAAGAAATCTACTCGGTTGGCTACCAACGAGGAGCGTCTTATGCTTTTTGAAGAAATGTTCAAGTATGGAATTACTTTCGATAAGCACGAACATCATTTGATTGGAAAGTTAGTTGGTGTATGAAGATTAGATTAGCTAAGAAGATAATGAGACACAATACGCCTTATTGGATATTTCGTTACCTCTGCTATAATCGCATAATGTTACCAGGAGCGGGATATAAGGTCGATTTTAAAGACCACCGTATCATCAAGGCGATAAGTTTAACAAATCACTGGAATGCCCGTAGGTATATTAACGAATTGATAAAGTCCAATAAGAAGCATCCGTTCAAGCTAAGAGATGTTCAATGTGATGCAAAAAGATTAAAACAGTATAACGTATGAAAGAAGAAAGATGTTGCGGTAACTGTCATTGGTTTGACAATGAAGACGTTTACGGCGTAGGATGGTGCTGTAATAACGAGCACGAATCATCTTGCGACCTAGTATGTGATGATCATGAATTTTAAACTTTAAATATTAAAATGGAAAAGATTTACAGACATTTCAAAGGAGGTTATTACAGATTTATTACTGAGGTCACTAATAGTGAGACTCAGGAGAAAGAAGTTGTTTATCAGGCTCTCTATGGAGAACACAAGGTTTGGACTCGTCCTGCTGATATGTTCTACGGAAAGGTGAACGTTGATGGCGTGGAGATTGATAGATTCACCGAGGTTGTTGGCGTGCCAGTCTTGTTTAAGAAGACTAACGAGAACGCTATTATGCCATCCAAGGCGCATGATGATGATTTCTGTTATGACTGCTATGCAGTATCAGAGAAAGAGATTGCACCTAACGTGTGGAAATACGGTCTCGGATTTGCGTTACAGATTGAAAATCGTAACAAGCCTGTCGATATTTCAAGATGCTTTACGTTTCGTTGTCGCTCTTCTATATGGAAGACTGGTATGATTCTCAGTAACCGTGAAGGCACTGTCGATGACCCATATACTGGCGAGATTTCGGCTGTATTCTATCACGTTATGCCAAATATGCCGCGATATAAGGTTGGCGACAAAATCGTGCAATTCCACCTCGAAACTTGCGATAACATTATGTTTATCGAGACGGACGAGTTAAGTAAAACAGAACGTGGCGATAACGGCTACGGCTCTTCTGATAAAAAGTAATACATGAATATCACAGATGAACAGAAAACTTACATAAAGGAACACCCTTACGAATCTCCTTACGCAATGGCCAAGAGCTTCGGTTGTGCAGTACAGACTGTTTACTGGTGGCTACATAAGTTACACGGAGACTCGTTTAAGGATGCGCGGGAAAGACGTAGGAACGAAATCCATGAGTCTGTCCGCAATATGTACCCAGAAATGTCTTCGTCTGAGATTTCAAAGGTGCTCGGAATAACGAAGTCCTGCGTTGCTAATATAGCAAAATCACTCGGTGTCACACATACCAGGGAAACTGAAGAAAGGCTTAGGCTGAAATGTGCTCAGGCAATAGTAAGACCGGAGATAATTGCTAAACGTTCAGAATCTCTAAAAAAGACGCTGAGGCTTGATAGATACAGAGCAGCGAACGGAATTAAACAGAAGACACGACGCAAGTTCAAGACAATTCCGAGCAGATGTCTCTGTGCAAGGAACTATCTCTGCAATAAATACAACTACTTCTACGACAAAGATTACGGAGATCTGCTTACCATATTCTACGACAGTGAAACCAAGATACTGAGTGAAGATCAGCAGAAACACTACGAGACGAAGTATGGTATCAAGTTTCTCCAGGGAGCTGAAGAATAATTTCTGTGCATTATCTATATGTTTAGGGGTGGCTACACATCGCGTGCGGTCACCCCTTTTTCTGTTTATTAATCAATAACCAAATAAAAACATTAGAAAAAACTAAGAACGTTTGTGTAGCTTTAATTTCCAGTATATCCAACCTAAAAATGCGAGAATGCCTATAAAAAGGCAAACTGAAGCTATCTTACCTATATTCAAGAACGCTCTGTCTGTCTTTGATATTGGCTTCTCTATTTCAACTTTATATGGTATCGAATCTCGTACAATCAAGGTATCTGATTTGTTTCTTACAATATATCTGTCTTTATATTGAAGATGGTACTTGTCCTTGAAGACTGTATCGCCTCTAATATAAACAGATACGCTATCATGCACATAGACGGAATCAGTCTTCAATAAAGAATCCGTCTTTACTACGACCCTATCTTTGTATTCTGTAACAGGAACATACTTTGTAGTAGTACATCTACAGAACATTGATAGAATCAGCATTGCTACTGCAATAGCAATTACAACTCTTGTTATCTTATCAATCAGTTTCATAAGCTTACTGAATTACAATCGTTACTTTTTCCTTTTTATCCCAAGCTGTCTTCATGGTCTGAATGAGCTTGTTTGTCCAAAATCGAGAATCGCTAACCCATCCTTTCTTATCGTTTTTACCGATAAGAATACAGCCCTCTGTGTCTTTTGAAGAGTTACCGCTATGTATGCGTATTCCTTCAAATCCTTTGACATTCAGAAGTAATGGCAACATCTTCTTGAATCTGTTAGAATAGGTATATACACATTCATAGCTGCCGATTGGTATTGCAGTCTGCCCATACACCTTTTTCTTCTTGATTTCTTCAAGTTGCATATCTTGGCGCAATCCTCTATCAGTATCTTCAAGAGTATTGCATCCGAACAACTCTCCATTAACGTAAAGACGGCTGATAGTATAGCCATCCTTTTTCCAAGCTCTATCAATTAGTACTTCCATTTTTATTTTCCTCCTCTTTTTTATCAAACTCATTGTTGAGCCTGTCAATAATCGGTTTCCAATAGCTCGGCAATGCCTTCGCAAACTCAAACCTCAGAACATAATAAATAACTCTGAATGCAACATTCTTAGGGTATGCCTTAATAAGGTTCTTGAACGAATTGCATATATACACATAGCAGAATATATACGTAAGCATCTTAATCACAAATAATGCTTCTGTATTATCGTTGCAACTTACCATGATTCCATACATGACATACACAATAACAATATACAAGAGCATTTCTAAAAGTGCGTTCTTGAACTTCGATGCAGAAAAGTTCTTGCATCGTACAACACTCACGCCGTCAGCTCGCATACCACAGAAGATGTTGAAGCCAAAGGCGATAACCAACGCCAGAACAAAACCTTCTGTTGGCGTTGCAAAGGCAAGTATAGCTGAAAATATAGTAACACCTATCTGCCGAATCTGTGAAGAATCTAATAAATCTGTCATAATCTGTTATCCTGAATAATTAATAAAAATAAAGTTTCGGTCTCTTTCTGCAAAGATAGCAAAAAAAACCGAAACTTCATTCAGAATAACGAAAAACTTTATACTTTTAAATCATGATACGGCAATTCTCCGTTATTTAAGAAAGAAATGCACTCATCGAAAATCTTACGTTCATAATCGAGCGCATTGATTTTAGGAAACCATTTCTTTATCTTTTCGTCATTGCGTTTTACCATTTCCCCCCAAAGGACACACCAGTCTTCGAGATTGATGTTGTCGTTCTTGACCTCATGCCAATAGTCCTTGGCTACATCTTTAGTATGAAGCTGACCGATGAGGCAAAAATACACTTTTTAGCACAAAAACAGCGGAAATGAGAATATTTTTGTGTTAAAATTCTTAAAAAAGTAACAATTCGAAAGTACTTATAGCTTTTTTCGTATCTTTGCACCATCAACCAAAACCATTAGAATTATGAAGATACCATTCAGAGACAGAAGCCAAATGACGATGAAGGAGAAAATAGCCAATCCATTGTCTATTGAGGAAGCTTTAGAGCTTAGCGAGGAGATACGAAAAAGTATCATCCCTATAACTGATTATTGGGTAAACGATACAGATTGTTCTGGTTATAACAGACTTCCTTTTGCTGTTAGAATGCCAAAAGGTCTAGTGACGCAAGCAGAGGAGGAACGAAGAAAAGGTAGATATGGCTATCTGAGTGATTTAATTCCATCTTGTGGCTCAGATGCTCCATATTTCGCTGACATGATATTAGAACCTATAGAGAAGTTCAATGCAACACACTTCCCTGACGGACGAGAAAAGAATAAGGCGGTCACTATGTAGTAACCGCCTTGTCTGTTATTATCCTTCGAGCAAATCAACTATCTGACCATAACCACCTACAGCCATGACAGGACAGAGTATCTTCTTGATAAGGATAATGTCCTCGGCTTCGATGTCTACGTTCTCAGCATCCTTGCCTATCTTGCAAGCTACCCGATAAGCACGCAGCTTGTCTTCACCCGATAGCTGCATACTCTGATTGTCTATCACCTCGAAGAGTACCTTACCTACAATATCGCCAATAATCTGTGGCTTGTAGGTATTCTCTCCATTCTCGTTCTTAACTGGTGATACTATCACCTCACCCTTCCAATTCTTGAAAGGTACATTAAAATTCTTTTTCATATTTATATGTTATTTAAAAATTAGACACCCATGTTCCACATCACCCTCCAGTTGGATCCTGTATACACGACACATACCATCTCATTCTGTGTTTTAAACGTATAAAATGTGGTAACGCCACCAGGAGTATAAATCTGCGTACCGTCGGTCGTCTTCATAGAGTAATCGTGCCTGGTTGACCTTATAATCCAATACATCTGTCCTATTTCCGGGTTCGTGGGCAGACTGATTGTTACCGGACCAACCTCCACTGATGTATCTTCGCCTGTAATACTGTTATGCTTCTTCCAGGTTTCAACAATTTCTACGACTACATCATATTTTGACAACGCCTGGCTTGACGTAATAATTCTGAAACAAGGTCTGAATCCGGCAAAATCACCTTTATCACAAAATATTGCATGATTACCGCAAGGATATACCGAGTTAACGACGCCTGTATCTCTCGAAAGCCTATCTATGTTACCAGAGGCTGAAACATACAATGCGATATTCTTTAAATTTGCTATACCAATATTACCGCCATAAGATGGTGTTGCATGGTCGTACTTAACAACTATCTGCTGACCAACATAGTCCAATCCATATTTCCAGTTAGCTCCAATTATATTATCAATGCCATGAGTTTTGTTATCGAAGGAAATATACCCTGGTGTAAGCATGACTTTGTTTTGTCCGTTGATTCCATCTATACTGGTCTTTCCTATATTGAATCCACCTATATATCCGCTCGTAGCATACATTGCTCCCTCGCTCGATACGTAGAACGATGACTGGCTAGCTGTATCCCCACCAACAAACAATGGCGCATAAGTAGTATCATCTACCTTACACGCTTCAATCTCGTAGTTACCGAAATATCCCACCTTGGTAGTTCCATCCTCAGACTTCGCCCAAAGATGCTTTACCTCGATTTTATCAGCATCAATCAGGTTAGCATTGAGCTTGCCGTTGCTAAACATGGCGGTTTGAGTATCGGTAGACGTTCCATCTTCGTTTTTCGTTGTTGTAACTACCTCAACCTTATCACCATAAAGCTTAACCTTATCTGTGGTGATTTCGATACCAGCCTTCTTCAAGGATGCCTTGTCTACCAAGTCGGTCTTCCGCTCTGTGAACTCGGTCATGGTTGCACCCTTCTCCAGTTTAGGCTGGCAGACATAAACCTCGCCTGCGCCATTCAGCTGGATATAAAGCTTAGATGGAAGATAACCATGAAACCTCATGTGTCCCCAATATCGTTTGTATTCTGTCGTAAGCTGATTAGGTAGCTCGATGATAGAAGCATACCGTACGTTAAGAAGACGAGTACCTTGATTTACACTATCCTCGCTGAAAACAGAATCGCCTTCAGCGTTTCTATCGCACTGAGCATACAATCCAATAGAAGCCTTACCTTTTGCTAGGAAAGAGAAAATGTAATCAACGTCCAATTCCATCGAGTCTGTAGCAAACTCCATGACAAGATACGTATTATTAGCGTTTGTGTTTTTGATGCGGAGAGCCATGCAGTCGCCATAATAGGCACGCTCATAATCGGGTAGACCATTAGGGTTTAACGATTTAAGACTACCGCCTACTTCTAGAGTTCTGGCGTTGTCTATCATGTTGCCGCCTACATAATCGTAATCGCCATCCGATAACGTCCAACCGCCATACGTATCGCCCTCTTCCATCATAGGCTTACAGATATAGGCGTTGCATGTAGGATATTCATCCGCGCCGATTGCCTTCGGAACGTTCTTATTATTGCTCCAGAAGTTCACGGCTAGGTATTCGGTTGCATCTGCGTTGTTGGTATCAAGCACACAAGTAATTTTCTGCCACTTATTCCTTTCTGTAACCTTAAAAGACTCGCTTTTTGCACCCTTCGCATCGGCTCTGCTCTGCTGATTGATGCTCTTCATGTAGAAGCATTCGATGTTAAATGGCAAGTCTAAGTTGTCGCTCTTTATCCAACATGAAAATACATACTTCTTACCCTTGACGATAGGAATGTTTGTAACAACACCATTCTTTTGTGTGCTATCCCAAAAAGCACCGATGCAGTTGCCCTCTCCAGTTCCCGAATACTTATCCGAGCTGTGAATGCAGTTCACACTATCAACGCCTGTATTCTTCTCGATGCGAGCCAATGAATGTATTAACACGCTGTCCTGATTGCGGAATGCGCTATTCACAAGCATATTGCGCCTACCCGAAGTCTTAGATAGTACCTCTAACTTGATATTCTCTGCGGTCTGCTCAATAGTAGTTTCTACTGTCTTCAAGTCGCTTTTATTAGCCTTGTTGTTAAGCTCTGTAGACACAGCATCATACTTATTACTAACCTCTGTGTACTTACTAATATACTTCTTATTATCTCTAATGAGAAAGTTGGCATAAGTATTGACGTTAACAGAAAACGGAAGATAAGCACGATATTTAACACCATCTACAATAACAGAAACGTTCGCACCGCCCGATGTAGCAGGAACTTTTACATCATCAATCATAGATGACTTGATTTCGCTTATCTTCACTTCTGGCTTATTGGTAGTAGTGTTAACGAGCAATGCCGCCCTACAATTATCGCCAAATTCCGCATCGTTATCCCAATCGGTTTTGTAATGCAGTTCTGTCGTTCCACGATATACCTTAATCTCAGCACTCTTTTCAGCTTGTTTAAGATTACCATTCTCATCTGCGTCGAACACAAGCTCTGCTGGCGAGAACACGATATTGATAGCGTCCTCACCATCATCACCTTTCGGTCCTTGCACGCTTCCGAAATCATGCCATACCTTTCCGTCATGCACCCACAGAGTGCCACCAATATTGTAGACATCACCCTCTGCTGCAACATCAGACATGAACGTTGTCGTGTTCTTGTAGTAGCATACGCAAGGAGTGTTCCGTGTCGGCGTTGATTTATCATCTATATCGACAAGATACTTGCGGTTGACTGTATCTATAGATGGAGTAGGTAACTCGCTAGCCTTAGAATAATGATCGTAGGCAGTACCCTTCGGCGTAAACTTTGTTCCATTAATTCCATCGTTAGGGAAGTAGCTCACGCATTTTTTATTGAGATAGCTGATATTAGCATCATTATAAGTCACTTTTACGCAACTCCAAAGATACTTTCCCTTGACTACCTCGTAGGACGGTCTAAAAACTGCAACATCTGGTGGATTTGTAGAGCTATCACTCAATGCGTACAATTCCACAACTTGTGCAAAGTCATAGCACTCGCCAAGGCAGTATGCGCCTGTATAGTATGATGTGCCTTTAGTCAGAGTAGTCTTCGTGCAAGTCCATACATACTTGCCACTTTCAAGCGTCAGCCCACTGAAGTTGGTAATCCAACCTGTAGTTGGTGAGGTAGTTTTACTTTCGCCAATAGCAAACACCACGTCGGCACTGGTGATGCCTACACCATCAGTGCCGTCCTTTGGTTTCCTATGTAATGTTATTGATGCAGTCAACATAAGCGCATAGTTTTAAGTTACACCTGATAGCTAACAAAGTCTATCACGTCCTCGTTATCGTTTGCTATCTTACCCCAAATGTCCGTACCAACTTCTACTGATACTCCTTTCAGAGTTCCGAGCGGTGTCTTGTTGAGAGAACTGACGAAGGTATGAGTGAAAGTACCTTTAGCCGCCCATTCTTTTGTAATATCATCTCCTGCTTTTCCTGCCACAAGTCGGTATACCTTAGCCGTTACAGTCTGCTTGTTCGTTCCGTCCCAGTCTTTGTCAACTGATGGTGTAAGCTCATATTCATCGCCAATATCGGTAATCTTGTGAAAGTCTGTCGCAAGAGCGGTCTTTTTGCCATCGCCAGTCTTGTATGCCGAGCAGTAGATGCCGCCAATGCCATCAATCATATCACGTGTAGCCGTAAACTCCTTTGATGTACTATCTTGTAATGGGGTTCCCTTCTCGTCAAAGAAGAGGTATGAATATCCATTTGTAATCTCTCCGCCATCAATGAAGAAACGAGCTTTAAGCTCAGTCGAAGGATTTGCCTTGGAGAGAGTACAACCGCCCTCAATATACAGAGCTGCCGCACTACTACCAACTATCTGCAAGTGAAGCTCTGCGGTAGCCTCTGATTCATAACTTGTGCTAGCAGCTTCGCCCGAGCACTTGAATGTGAACATATCGTTGCTCGTATTGCTAGCAGATGCAATATTATCAATGATTCTCAACTTATAGTTGGATGGATTGATGGCAAATCGAGCATCGCTGCACTTATAGAAACCTTCCGATGTAGCCGTAGTTGTAACTACCAACATGGTGTTATTGTAATACCATGTTCCGTTTGTGATGCTTGCAGTCTGTCCGTTAGTTGCGACAGCCTTTGGGACGAGGATAGGCTGATTTGCTGGCGTCTGAAAGTTAGGTACTGGGATTGATGTCTTATCGTTCCAACCTTGATAGAGAGCCGCATTCTCAGTCTCAATGCTCAATATTACGTTCACACCCTTTTTCAATCGCTTAAGTGTGATACTTCCTGATAATGTTCCTTCCATATAATTTAATCTTTAAAGTTCATTAAATACTCTTCCAACCCTCTTGCACTATCGAACATAGTGCCTTTGAGTTGCTTTAGTCTCTCACTCTCATCACCGACAAGCAACGATGTGTCCATCATTCCTTTCTCCGTGATAACCATCTTGCTTTCTCCTTCGATATCAATGACGTTGTGCGTAATCACATCAAATCCAGCCAAGATAGCTTTTTCCTTATCTGCTAACACGTATCTCATATTCTTCTAGTTAAAGATAAACGGATTGCCGTTCTCATCTGTGTATACGTTGCCGCTTGCATCAGTAGCAACCTTATACTCCTCTTTGTAGTCGTAGTCGAAGCAGGTTTCAACATAGTTGTCCTTCTGTGTGTCACCCATCGTGAGGTCAGACAAACGGAAGAACAATCCTCTTCCTTCTCCGAGATTCACATCAGATTCGTAAGCGGTTGTGCCAAGCAGCACCATCTTAATCACGTTCTCAGCGCAAGGCACATCATGGTCTTTACACTTGACAATAGCCTCTTGATACATAATATCCGTATCTGGGTAGATGTCGCTCTCAACGCTCGGCTTTACTGATATTGCTTTATGCAATCTGTTGACTGTGCAAATCGTCTTCATGCAAACCACCTTGCCGCCAACAAGTACTTTAAGGAGATAAGTAGCCGCATTAGGCACAAGACGCAAATCAAGGGTCATACTTGTAAGGGATAATGCCTGCACCTCATAACCGACACTCATCTTCACCTCAGTTCCGCTATCTGTGCGGTAGAGTTCCAATGTATAGCCGCTTTTCTGAATCTCCTTACCCTTGCGCACTCTTATTGCAGCCGTGCGAAGATACTGCTCTCCGTCATTAATCTGCTGCTCAGATAGTGATGATACAATTCCGTGACTTACCTGATAGTCATGCAATAGCATATTATCATCAATGCAGGAATACATGAGGTTGAGCGGATAGCCTGTTTCCACACTCCATGAATCCTGTGCGGCTTGAACCGTATAGAGCGTTTTCTCATCACTTTTTACTGGTACAAGCTCATTGTTACGGAAGTCTAGCAGTTTACCCTCGAAACGCAACTTTACACGCTCATTCAGACCGATATTGCGCTTGATAATAAGCATTCCCTTATTGTCTCCACTCGTAATGATAGAGTACTTTCCGTTCCAGCTTGCTACGCTCTCAATCCTCTGTCCGTCCACATACCATTGCATCTGTGACAGATGGGCGTTACTTCGGGTATTGCCCTGCCAACTGCCATCCCTTGCTGATGCGCTGACGATAGGGCAGATACCGCAAGGAACTGCTGCCGTTCCCTCTCGATTAGGCTGCCATTCACCACCGCTATAGAGCTGCGTAAGTGGCGATTCTGGGGTGGTGCATGTCAGCGAACATCCAGTAACCAATGGCGCATATCTGCGCCGCATGAATTTCTTTTCCGTTCTCATATCTTATCTGTTTATAAGTATTGAACAATCACGTTACTCGATTCCGAGCGTCTTGCAGTCGGCATCAATGATAGCCTTCAATCTTACTCGCTCTGCAAGGAACTCCTTGTAAGCAGCAGTCTTGTTGTCTATCTCAGTCTTATCAGTAGTGATGCCAAGCTGAATAGCATTATACTCGTTAATGAGCTTCTGTTCCTGATTACCATCCCACTTATCAGCAATGACCGCTTCGGTAATCTTATTAGACGTGATAGGCTCCCATACAATCACTTCCTGGCACTCGTACTGAGTTTTTGATTCTGTACCCGAAGACTTCTCTGTTGATTCTGCCTTCACCGCCTTGATGTCGTAGTGATAACGGTGACTACCATTTCCTACTGCCTCCAATATTGAAGGCTCATTGTCATAAATTACTTTCATATCGCAATCTTTTTAAAATTATAATTATGTATATCGTGGAACGCACCTATCTTCTCCAACAGATGTCTGCTATCGCTGTGAGCCGTCCACCCTAACCAAGGGCTTATCCTCATCTTCAGTGCATCCTCCTTAATTCCTTTCTTTCTTGCGGCTTTCATTTCCCTACATAGGTTCTGCTTCGTTCTCTTACGCATAAGTTTCTGCTTGCGGAAGAATTGATAACCTACATAGTCCAATGAACGACCGCTCTTATCGTATCTGTTCATACCGATTTTGAATATCTGCCAATTTTCTTTAATCTTTAGCTTCAATTCTCCTTCGAGCTTGTATTTGATAGCTTTGCGAACTTTATGCAATACTTCTTTATTTTCCGCAAAGAATGTTATATCATCGGCATATTCTGTACTCTCGACTTTCAGCACTTCGTTCACCCAGTGCATGAAGTAAGCAAGATAAAGATTAGCCAAATACTGACTTGAATAGTTACCTATCGGCAATCCATCTGTAGAATCTATAATCTCGTCAAGGAGATTCAGCACATCAGCGTCCTTTATCTTCCGTCTGATAATTCTCTTCATAACCTCATGGTCAATGCTAGGGTAGTACTTTACGATGTCTATCTTCAAGCAATAAAGAGGTCTGTCAATAGGATGCCTTCTTATAATCTCACCAACCCTTCTTGCGCATCCTTCTATTCCTCTGCCCTTGATGCAGCTATATGTATTGTATGTGAATACGCTGCGCCATATAGGTTCAAGGATATTCAGTATCGCATGATGAACGATTCTGTCGGGAAAGTATGGCAATCTGTATATCACTCTCTCCTTCGGTTCGTGGATGGTGAATACGTCATACTTTGATGTTCTGAATGTCTTATTTTTCAGCATCTCATGCAGCTTCAACAGATTTTCCTCTCTATTCTTGTCGAACACTCGCACACCATAGGTATTTCTCTTTCCCTTCCTAGCCTTTTCGTCAGCTAATCTGAGATTATCCATTGATATGATTTTCTCGTATAGATAACCAATCCTTTTCATCTTTTTACTATTTTGCTTCCTTACTCCGAGTCTTCGACTATCAGCGATATTTCTGATACCTACCAACACGTTTCTGAGTTCCTAAATTTTTCACCAAGTGGTGCGGTTATGATTCCCATATAATAATATCTTGACCTTAGAAGTATAGGTGAGAGGCGATATTCGCATTCGTGTCCGAGGGAGCGTTATTCGAGTTCGAGTAAACGAAGCCGCATTTCGAACCGTTATTCGCATTACCGCCAAAGTGAACGCCACGTTAGAAATCATCAACCTTAATATCTTTTATTCTACGAAATATCGGTTTCCATTACCTCGCATCGTCACCTTGCGAGGAAAGGCATTCCGTTTCTTTATCTCCTGCAAGATATAGAGTATATCCTGTGAGCCTGTGAAGAACTTCATTGCTTCACTCTCTGGGTCTTCAAGATTTCGCTTCACAAGCACCAAGGTCTGACCTTTCGTGCCTTTCTGCTTAGAGAATCTTGTCGGAATATCCTCCATGAAATCAATCAGCCAAAATGATGTATTCACCAATTTACTCTGGCTTACTTCCTTGCAGTTGAATGAACGGCTGTTCTCATTGCGAGGAATGTTCAAGAATGCAAGACTTCCATCGTCTTGTTTTGTATTATTATCTGCCATGTTTCTATTATTTTAATGTTAAACCTAATTTTAATCACCCTATGCCGCCAATAAATGGCGGGCGGCATAGGGCGTGTGACGAGCCGTGTCGCTTCGATTATGCAGCAGGTAGGAAGCAAAGGCGAGAGGCGATAGACGCAAACGAGTCCGAGGGAGCGCTACGCGAGCCCGAGCAAACGAAGCCGCAGCCCGAACCGCCATCCGCACTACCGCCAAAGCGAACGCCACGTAGAGTAGTAGCTGTAGGTTTGTTAGTGTAATGATAGTCACCATGATAGCTACTATCGCTACCGCCAACAGCCTTCGCTGTAATGTCACCATACTCGCCAAAGGTAATCTGTGTAATAAAACCTTCCGTTCTCGCTTCGTTGCCGACATAGGTATATCCGTTATATCCTGTATCAGAAAACTTCTTAGGGTCACGGCATACATATACCTTGCTGACACCGCTATCACCTGCCTGTACCTCAATGTTGATTCCGTCAGTCCACTGCCATACATGAGCAAATGGACACTCGATACCACGGTATCTGTTTACGCTTACCTTGCCGAGAGTAACACCATTCTTCGTACCAGTGTCGTAGGTAACAACACCGCTTCGGTTGCCAAGGCTATCAGTCGTGCCGCAAGGAACAAATGGGTTATTTCCATTGTATGTAGCCCATTTAGTCCAATCTACGCCAACAACACCGCTGCCAAGACCGCCCTGATGATAACCTTCGGTAGTCAGAGCAGCATTGTAATTCGTCTGACAAGACAACTGGGCATACTCAATAGCAAAGAGCCAATAGAGTTCTCTCTGAATATCATATACATGACAATTCCATTCTGCGCTACCAGTCTTTCTCGCTCTTGCCGCATTGCGGAATCCTGTACGGCTGATATTGGATGATGCCAACACACTAGCGATAGAGCACAGCTTGTTATTCTTGACGTATGCTTGATAAGCACTCACATAACGCTTTGGAACTTTACGGAAACCTGCCAAAGGTTCAAGGCTCATCCATGCCCTGCGCTTGTTACCGTCCGTCTCAAACTTCTCATAATACTCTGGCAGCTCAACCATAACCTGACCTCGGCTTCCGTCACGTGTAGCCTTAGTCCAATCTTGGGGGTCGAGATAGTCAACCACATTGCCATCATCATCGAGCAGACATCCCTTCATCAAGGTCTGAACTGGTAAGGTTCTGTGCATACTCATGTTTCCGATTCTCGTTGCAGCCGTAGAGCTTACGGTTACATCGAACTCAATGCCGTATGCGTATACCTCTGGTGAAGTGATGGAAAGGTTAAGGCTTCTTGATAAATCCTTCACCTTTACTCTTCTCATAGCACCACCAATTTCGACTAGTACACTATCCGTCTGCTGTACGGATGATGCAACATCTGCCGTTCCTAAATTCTTATTTGCCATAATTAAAAATTATTTATAAATTCGTAAATCAAATCATCATACACTCAGTGTTGCAGAAACTTCATTGGTTTTGTTGCCGATTTGCCAAGCCTTGAAGGTAAACACGACACCGAAAGTATTCTTATTCTCAGCTCCAAGGTCATTCTCGTTCTCGGTAAATGCGATATTGATAGTACCTTTGAAGCTTTGAGCCTTAGAAGAAGCGTTCCATGCCGCATCTTCCTGTTTGTTGCCGCTATCCCTTTCAACACTCCAATCCCAACCGCTAGATGTGTCAATCTCGGCATCACCACGGACAACAGAGCATACGACATCAATCGTTTCTCCCCAATCAAGTGTGTCTTGCCCACGCAAATCAATCAGAAGCTTATTTCGTTGTATTGCGGTTGTTGCCTTCCAGTAAGGCGAGTCCTCGCTAGGTTCAGCAGTTGTAGTCTGTCCTTCCGAGACAATGCAGAGCCATCTTGTACCCATCCATGTAACCTCATCGTAGTAGCTGTATTCCGTACCTTCCTTCCAATCTCCCAGATAGATAGGTGTCCAAATCTTCTCTCCGCTCACGTTGACTAGTTGGAAGAATTTGCTAACGATACTGACACCATCAAAGCCTACATCGAAAATAGCCTTATCTTTGAGGGAGTAGGAGTTAATGCCACGATACATAGCGAACTTCGGTGCAGAATCTCCTTCGGTCTCCATCATCAGAAGGTGTTGTCGGCTTGTATCGCTTCTGTTGCCCATGAGGACGACGGTATCACCTGCGGCAGGGTTGTCCGAGCCTTCCATGCAGTTATCCTTTGCTATCTGAATCCAGGCGAACTTCTTGCCGTCGTAGAGTTCGTGACCTTCTGTATCGGTGATTGCCTCATTCTCTGCTGATACCTTTGTGACAAGTCTCCAATAGTCCTTGTTGCTGACGTTCTCATAGACACCAGCCTTGATATTGAACGTCTTGCACCTAACTTGGTCGTCCACCTTGAATGAATTGATTGTTGCGGTCGTTCCATCATCAGCGAGGAGATAGCATTTCCATCCAATCAGCTCATTCGTTGTATCGCTGAATACTTCCTTGATGTAGCTTATCTTGCCAGCAGCAGGGGAGAGAACAATGTTTCCTCCAACGTAGCTGAGTTCACGAATAAGGAGGGTGTTGAAGATAGCCTTTCCCCAAACTATCAAATCCGTGAGCAACATCTGATACTTGCCGTCACTTCTCTGCTTGATAGCGAAACCACTCTGCTCTGCTTCGTTGAAATCGAGTGACTTCAAGAGGTTCACCAACACACTAGAGAGGATAGCGTTGCCGTTGCCGTCTATGCTATAGTTGTTTCCGTTGCCAAGGAACAATCCACTTAAAAGCTTCTGCACCTTCTCCCAGGTAACTGTACCTTTTGCGATGTCATCGTTTATCTTTGAGATGAAGTGCTTGCTTCCCTCTGTCGCAACCTGATTCTTGACCTGTGTAGTTGTCAAGCCTGCACCGGTTCCACCATTTCCGCTTTGGAGTGACGAAATCTGTTGCTGCATCTTCTGGATAGTTCCAACCTCTTTATCCTCGCGAAGAGTTATGTCATAGGTCGGAATCTTGCCATCCTCCTCCTTGATGGTAAGCTGGTCGATGGAAATGGTTCCCCCGATTCTAAGGTCAGTATCCTCAAACTCCATCAGATCGCCAGCTTTGAGCGTATCATGAAGGCTCTTAATGACTCCTGTATCGTCTGCCTGCGCTTGGTCATGCTGCCTTGCCATGAAAATTTCATCAACCTTAGGCTGATAGACGTACCTTGTATAGTCATTCTTGTCAATGAGCGCTATGGCATACTTAAGGAGCTTCAGAGACGCAGCATTGACATACGAATCAGGAAGGGTGATGCCGGTAAGAACGAAATGGTCGCCTTTCTTGATAGGGTAGTCCCTATATGGGAACCATAAGTCCAGTGCATCATCAGGGTCTCGCTCAATAGTGAGCCTCCATCTCCCATCAACCTTGGTTGAGGATACTACCTTGAACGTTCGGCCACCGCACATGCCATCCTTCATGGAGATGGAGAAATCGTCGTCCGCTAAATCTTTTATATCGAAATCAACAGCTTTGCTGAGATAAATATCGACATTATTCGGACCAGGGTCGCCATCATATCGGCCATCATCATCAGGAGCAACACCCTCATCAATCTCGTCAACACGAACGCCACCAATAACCATTTCCTCGATAGTAGGGTAGATTTCGATAACTCCATTCGTCTTGTCGTCAGTATCAAAGAACTGTGATGCAGAACGGAGACCAATCTGCTCAATATTGACAGAATCAATATATGGTCTATATGGATCAGTAGAGAATCTGTGTTGTTTCCCTGTAGGGTTCACGTACTTCTTTTCTTCATCCGTGAGTGAATCATAGAAGTCGCTCAGAGATACATGAGGGAATCCAGGCAACATAAGTCTGTTGATGGACATGTTGTTCGGAAGGTTCTGTACGTAATTAATCCTGTTCTTGTTGAACTTTGTTGCCTTTGCGCCAGACAAGAACAGTACCTGCTTAAATCCTGCATCAATCTTCGCCTTTACTGCATCAGAAACCGTCTTGTCATTATCAATAAGTAACCTTGTTGTACAAGTCGTTCCTCCCTTCAACACAAGCTCCAACTCTGCATCAAACAGATAGTCGTCAATCTTGCATGATACGAGAACGTGCTTCATGTTAGACCCGTTGTCCGACTTTATATTCGTAAACATTCCGTTAAACTCGGAGTTTTCTAACATTACGGATAGTCCGTTTTCTGTCGAGCTTGCATTGTAATCGCCAGTTATGTTCAGAAATGGGGTAGAGCCAAGGTCGGCATAGTAATGCTCAGGAAGATTCTTCTCTGAGCCATACGCCCTGAGACGAGTGATGATACTCTGATCTGAGTCAGCGTTCTGGTCTATCTCGTAGAGACCATTTCCAAGGCCATACTTGAAGATATTTTGAGTAGTAACGCCAGCAGTGCCAACATAGACGCATCTGTTCCTTACTATAAAATTGATGTCCCATTCAGAGTTGGAAAGAGCCAATGCCTCCCAGCAAGTCTTCGAGTCGATCGTGATTGACTTAGAGTCGAAATCAGAGAAATCCTCGGTTCCTTCTCCATAAGCCTCGCCCCATTCTGCCTCTGTAACACCACGTTGCATTGAACGGCTCTTGCTGCGTGAAAAAATCTTCCACTTACCCACTCCAATCTGCTCGTTCAAGTTCGCCTGGATTCTGTCAAGCAAGTCGTCAATGGTCTCAACATAGAACTGAAACTTTGGTAATGATGTATAGTGAAGCTGATTGTCATTCAAAACAACATCCAAGAACTCCGTCCTAGATAATTCGTCCTGTAATGCGTTGAACTTAACGCTGTCATATATGAAGCCATCACCGTAGGTGCCAGGTCTCGCCTGCTTATCTTTGCCCGGCTCGTAGTTGAGCTCAAACCGCTCGCCACGATAGACAATATAGTCGCCTATTTGAAAGTTGATAGGCACTTCGTGCTTGAAGTTGATAGTCAAAAAGCACTCACCCATCCAGGAATCGGAGTATTCCAATCCGTGAACGGTTATCTGCTCTCCGTTAACGTCTGTCAGCTTCGAGCCGTCCTTATGATAAATATTCCAAGTACTCATGTGTCTGTGTTATCCTAAATTTGAAATCCTGCCATGCGCATCCATAATTGGCTTGATGTCAGTAACAGGGTCGTTAATCTTGAAAGTAATAGAGAGGACTAGCAAGTCCTCACTGCCCGGATATCTGTACAGGTCCGGATCAATGCTCTTCAGTCTCACATGCTGCCTTCCAATCTTATTAAAGTCGCAGTACATTTTCATCATGCCAGACTTGCGGAGATAGTCAATGAAAGCCTTACACTTCTCGTTTGCGCCGAAGGCATCACCCTTAAACAGGAACTTGACCTTGTTCTCGTATGCCGCCATATAGAGACCATCCTTGCCAATGTACTCATCGTCGCCATGCTCGTCGTGCCATTCCCTTTTCACGGGTTCCTTGACAGAATCGCAAGGCTTGAACGGACTCTCGCTAACGTACATACCGAAGTCGGCGATGGAGTCCTTCACCTCATTCCCATCGCCTTCCTTCTGCATGTATATCCTGAAATATTCTTTCATACCTTAAATCAACTTTTTACAATTGCAAATATATAAAATATTGCATAAATATACAAGCAATATACGTATAAATATGCGTTAATTAAACTTAAAATCGTGTCTGTCCCTGATATTGACTGGTCCGGTAGCTTTCACGACTGTTCCTCCGTATTGGTAGACGAAGCACTTCGCGGTATCTTCGCATTCAACATGAAGCTCTGCACCATCTAACAGATTGACAAACACCCTGGAGAATCCCTTAACCTTCAGGTAAAGTGAAGAGTTGTGCCTTACATATATCTCACCACTATCCATCCAGTCATAGCTGATATTTGCTACGCACTCTCCATTGAGGATGACAACCTTCGGATTTCGCAGGTCAACGTTCTCGTCAACATACACACCATGATCATGAATGACATCACCAAAGTACTTCTTCATATCCTTGGTCGAAGGCCAGTTCTTTCCGATACAGAAGTCAATACCCTTAACAAACTTCTCGACCATCTCATGCTTGGATGAGTTGTCGCGCCACTCGGCGGTCCACTGAGCGCAAAGACCCAGTGAAACCGCCTCATTCTTCATTCTGTCTGATAAATTTCTTTTTTCAAACATAGTACTTGTCTTTTAATGAATTCTTAAACTCTTTGCGCCAGTCTCCTTCGTAACAGAGCGCATCCAATTATACATATCATCAAGCTTACCATTTCTGTACTCAGCAAGAGTAACAAGCTGATTCATAGCGGTAAGCTGAGACTTGGCGATTACGCTTATCTCTGGAAGTGCCGACTTAGTTAACTCTGTTAACTGCTTGAGATTTGCATTGTCTTCTGCACAATATAATCTGATGGAATTAAGGTACGATGCGAGAAGGCCGATTTCTTCCTCATTAATGCCCTTAATCGAATTGGTCATAGAGGAACTTCCGTTTTCTCTCAAATCAAGTCCCTTTTCCTTTAGAGCATCAAAGATGCCGGTTAACTGAGGAACTACATTTTCGCCAACTTGGTAGAGCTTGTCTGCGAAATCATTCATGTCAGTCTCATCAAGTTTACCCTTTTCATCAAGGATTCCCGTAAGCCATTCGAGAGGTTTTTCAAGTGCTTTCTCCATGATTTTCTGAGATACGATGTTCTTCGTAACGTCTCGAACCATGTCCTTCACCTTCTCCCTGTAGGCATCAACCGCATCCTCGCCTTTAGCCCATGCGCTCACAATGGTGTCAGTAAGAGTACTTGCCCAGCTCTTCATATCGATAGAGTAGACGTCTTTCAGGAAATCCTGAGCGAACGTCTTAATCTGCAACTGCATCTCCTTGATTTGCTGGTCGTAGTCAGCAATCTTATCCTTGTCCGTCTTTTTCTTGTCCTCCTCAGCTTGTCTCTGCTTCCTTAACTCGTCTTCCTGAGCGTGGAGTAGGGCGAGCTGATCTGCGTATGCTGAAGAATTCGTCTCAGTCTTCATCACAGCATCATAGGTCTCCTTGCTGTAGTGACTCAAGTTCTTGCCACCGAAGAAAGCCTTGCCCATATCAGTCTTAGAAAAAGCATCCCAAGCCTTATAGTCATTCTTGACGTCGTTGAGCTTTTTAGTCGTATCTGAAGATCTCTCGTAAGAATAGATTCCACCGAGCGTCTTTTCGATAACAGAACTGATATTGCTAGATAGGTTCTTTAATTCATTCAGCTGTCTCTCTGCAAGCTTTATCTGTCTGTCGAGCTTGGCATCATGAGCCTTTGCAAACGCCTTGATAGGTGAGGTAAATATGCCGGTGACACCGGCAAGGATTCCACCAACGTTGCCGGACTCTGCGCTTGTTACCACCTTTGACAGTGAACTTGACATGCCGGAGAATGTCTCGAAGAAGGCAGAAGCGTCCTGCCATCCGTCAGACTCGGTATCAACGCCGAGGAGAGAAGCTGTTTCCTTGATGTCATTGAACGCTTCGAACATTCCCTGTACATTCTGGTCGATAATGCTTACTACGTTAGCAAACTTATCAAGAGATTCTTTCGCCTTTGTTCCATCCTTAAACAGGATCTCAGCAGCTTTCATCATAGCCTTTCCACTGGCAATCATGCTGTCACCACGTTTGATGAAGTTTTCGTCTCCCATTTTGAGGCCAAGTTCGCGAACCTTCTTGCCTTCAGCAATTTTACCTGCTGCGAGGGTCATCTGCTCGCTGGCATCAGAAATCTTCTGCTCAGCCATTCCCTTTAGACCTCCATTGAGGAAAGTCTTCTTTGGACTCGTCAGCTTCGACAACTGCTCATCAAGCTGCTTGATTTCCTTGGCGTACTCTCTCGCATCGATAGCTCCGTTTTGCAGAGCCTCATTGATATTCTGCCTGATTCTTGCTCCGATAGTCTGAGCCTTATCCATGCCAAGAGAAACGATGGCTCCGTAGAAGTTGAGATAATCAGAAGAGTTCTTGAACTTGTCAAGCTTAACCTTACCAATCTCCTTGTCTCTCTGAATCTCGTACCTTGCCTTAATACCAGGATCATTCGTCTTGCTGATAAGTTCGTTGTATCTCTCCCTTATCTTTAAGATTTTATCCTCATAATCTTCCGTCTTCTCGATGATGTCGGCAGCATCCTGCAAAATCTTGATATAGTTGTTTCGAAGAAGGTCAACTATCTTCTTCCACGCCTCATATTCACCTGGGCCCTTAAGAGTTTCCTTTGCAACACCATCGGACATCGACATCGCATTCTCTCTCTGGAAGTCCTTTCCGAACTTATTGTTATACTCGACTATAAGCTCCTTTGCTTTGTCATCGATATATCCGGGATTACTGAATGCGGCACTGGAGAAATTCTTATCACCGGTCTTACTGAACAACTCTTTGTACAAGTCCCATTGACTCGATAACCTGTTCAATAATTCCGTGAAATCAGCTGCCTTTCTCTCGTACTCCTTCTTGTCCTTCTCGTCGAAGAGCCACTCAGCAACCTCGCGATAGATAGAAGTCTGGAACTTCTTTCTCTCGGTGGTGTTTATACTGAATCCTTCAAGGAGAGAATGGACAGCCTTCTGATAGTCGTCTAGATTAAGACCGGTAACCTCAGGGAAGAGATTATAAGTCTTCTTCTTTGCCTCTTCATCAGACATTATGCTCTTGTACTTCTGGTACATTTGCCTTGCAGACTTCAAGCTGCTAAGGCGTTCCTGCAAGCGTTTGAGCTCAGTATCTTCTTCGCGGCCATTCTTGTTTTTATCCTTACCGAAGTGACCAGTAACCTTATTCTTGCCTACATCAAGACTTATTCCAGACTGAGCCGCTATTGCTTCAAGTATTCTCTGCTCCCTTACGTGTGGTTGTCTGTCGCCTGCATTCTTTGCATTGTCGTTCTCGTCACGGACCTCCTTATATCTCTTTCTTACAGCCTCTCCGAATGAAGTCCATCCGTTACTATTTCCTCCATTCAGATTGTGGAGATACTCGGCCATTTCCTTCTGCCAGAAACCATATGTTCCTCCTTTAAGCTTTCCTGCCTTTTGTAGCTTGTCGAAGACTTTTCTTTCGATAGTTCCTACTTTGTTAGGGTTTTTCCAAACTTTTGGACCAGTATTGCCTTCTTGTGGCTTTGCTTTTCCTATGTTCAAAATAGCCATAGCTACGCTTTGAAGTCTCGCTACAAGACCAGGAACTTTCTTGTTCGCCTCAGATAACATTTGGTCAAGCATGGTTCTGAACTTATCCGGGTGCTGTTTGCACCACCTTGAGAACTCAACCATGTCCATATTCCTACTCTTGGCCATATATTCGAGATATTTAGGAATATCGTCGGTAGCTATCTCGCCGAAATTCGCTCCAAAATGCCGAAGGTCGTCTTCCAAATTTTCAAGACTTCCCTTCATGTCTTTGTTTCCGTTGCTTACTTTGTCAACAAAGTGACGCCAGGTTGCAGCCCCTTTTCCGCCAGTTGTATATAGCGTGTATAGTTTTTCCTCGAATGTCATACCTGCCGCCCTTGCTCCAAGCATCGAGTTTGCCACTTTCTCCATAGAGCTTTTTGTGGAATCGCCGAATTTCTCCATCTTCATCTGGAGCTGAGCAAGGTTCTCTGCAACGTCGTTTATATTCTCATCAATATCGTCTTGACCGATACCAGTCCATTGACCGAACCAGCTTGCTCCACCTGCGAATCCAGCACCAGAAGCCTTTTTTGCCTTTGCGAAGTTCTCTCCTTCGCTTGGAGTGAAATTATTTTCATTCCTAGCGTCAATGATTTTCTGTTTTAAGATATCATACTCCTTGCCGAGGTCATCAGTACTATCTATCTGTTCCTTAATGGAGTCTGTATAGAGTCCGCTCTGTTTAAGGACATCAGTCATCTTGTCTACCTGTTGCTGAAGAGTCTCGCCAGTGCCTTTATTGCCAACTTCCGATAACGTATCAGATAGTGTCTTTACTGTTGTTTTTGCAGTCTCGTTTATCCTATCGGTATCCTGTTTGATGCTGTCCTTGAACTGACTATATGCCGAATACAGAGCTGTTCCTATAGTAATACCAAGTGTTGCAATATTCCATCCCGAGAAGAATCCTCCGAGCTTTCCTTTTGTCTGGTTAACAGCAAGCGACATTCTTGCCCTTGTTCCTTCTTTAGTTATAAGCTCGGACTCCTTTGCGCTTATCATACCCATAAGGCGAAGCTGTTCGATCATCTCCTTGGATATTAGACCCTCGCGGAAAGCTTTTTGCATCTTCAACGCGCTAAGTCTTCCCTCTAGTGCAGCTTGCTCTACAGCATTTCTGGTATTAATCTTGCTATTCAGCATTCCCTGGTAGTCAGCAATATTCTGCCTCATTATTTCCTGGGTTATCTTACCCTCAATGAGAGCTTGCTGCTGCTCTACGGCGAAAGTTCTTAGCTTTACCTGTTGTTCTGCCCGCAAAGCTGCAATGTTACTGCTTATACCAACTCTTGAAGCAATGGCTGTCGCACCCTTACGCAAAGCATACATAGCACCGAATGCAAGTGCTGCGTTAGAGACCTTATCCAAAGCCAAAACCAAATCTGTTGTTCTATTAATAAGGAATGAGAAAGTACCTCCGACAACGCTCTTACCTTCTGCGAACTTTCCAAGCATAATGTCCCAGGCATCAATGAGCTTATTCCATCGACCAAGCAATGTTTCGGACAGAACGAACTGCATGTTGTAGAACTGGCCGCCCTCGTCTGTCATTTTCCAAAGCACTTTCTGGACATCCTCAAAGCTAACCTGTCTAGCACTAATCATCTTCTTGACATCTGCCTGGGTATAATTGTTCCTTCCGTTCTTTCCTTCTGAGTTATAAAGCTCAGTGATTCTCTGCAAAAGAGGAAGACCGGCGTAAGCAAACTGGCGCAACTCCTTACCATCGAGCCAAGAACGAGCCTTTACCTGGCCGAATGCCAAGCCCAATCGTCCGAAGTCTACGCCAAGACCAGATGCAATATCCGCAAGTCGTTTTGTTGTATCATACAAGTCATTTGCTTCGACTCCGAATGCAGCCAGCTGCTTTACATCTCGGTTCAGCTCTCCAAACTTGAATGGAGACTGCAACGCAAGCTGCTGTGTCTGAGCGAACAGCTCGTCAGCCTTCTGTACATCACCAAGGATGGAGCGTAACGCAACATGCTGCTGAACAATCTCACCACCGGTCTGTACGATTGAATTAAAGAATTGCTGCGCGCCAAAGACAATACCTCCCTGTAAGAAGAGAGACTTTATGTCACCGACAATAGACTGCATCTTCTTCGCTTCAGCGTTTGCTCCGGCGAATGCTGCTGCAAGGTCGTTTCGTGCCTTTGCAGCCGTTCTCGTTATCTCTTCTTGATGTTTTCGCTCAAGGCTTATCGCTTCCTGTTTTTGATCAATTACAGTTCGCATACTGTTTATCAGTGGAGTATATTCGCTTGTTCCTCTGCCTATAGAGAATAAATCTTTGATAGAATAACTACCAAGATTATTCATCGCACTGCGCAATGTATTAAGCTCTTTCGTAATTTGCGAGAATGCCTGTTGAAGTTGCATTAACTCTTGCGTACTTAATACATTCTTTCCACTTCCAAATAAACCTTGGAGCTGCTGTCTTTGTGCTTCGAGTTCCTTGACTCTATCACGAACAAGAGACTCTGCTTGTTGACGAGATGCCGCAATCGCTTCTCGACGAGCTTGGTTGGTTCTCGCTGTAGCCTCGGCAAGACGTTTTTCTGCATCTTCAACCTGCTTTTGTACGTTAAAGTATTTCTCGAATGCGGCAGTAAGCTCATTCTGTCTCTTAACATGAGCCTCGGTTGCCATAGCCGCTTCCTTGGCTATTCTGAACTCGTCAGTCGATTTGTTCTCTAAACCGAGCATTTTTCCAAGGTTTAGTGATCCGCCAGATTCCTTTAAACGAGCTATCGTCTGTTCAAGGTTCTTAATTTGGTTATCCACGTTCTTGAACGCTTCGTTGCCTCCGAGTTTGTTAAACTCAGATTCTAAGTCTGCTATGATATTACGAAGACGCTGCAACTCATCCTCCTTATGTCGCATCTCTGGAGTATTCGCATTACCGAATTTTAATCCGCTCTCGTAATCTAAGAAAGCGTATTGCGCCTTAGGGTGGTAATAAGCAAGCTTATCTTGAATCTCCTTCATGCGATTTAGCATCGCAATCCGTTTCTCTAATATAGTCGTGTCGAAACCATTAGAGAACAGCGAAACCTGTCTCTTCTTCTCCGCTTCTACGGAAGCTTTCATTTGACGTTGCAGTGCCTCCGAAAAAGCTTTAGCTTTCTGTTCGTTCCACTTAATTTCACTATTGGCGTTCTCTTGTGCAATCTGTGCTGAAATCTTAGCTTGCTCCTGTCGCTGACGCTCAATCTCAGCTTCCTTTTCAGCTACCCTCTGACGTTCTTGCGCTCTACGTTGGAGGATATTTTCAACAATCTGCTCGTTCTTCTTCTCCTCTTCTATGGAAGCTTTTTTTGCGGCATCTGCTTCTTTAAGAGCCTGCTTGATTTCTTTTGCATAAGCCTTTGCTTCATCTTTAGCATTAAGGAATCCTGCGCTCTTTACGACATCAGATGCTGTGAGTCCGGTAATAGGATGAATACCTCCGTTATTCCTAATCTGTTCTAATTCAGTCCTGTATTTAGACAGCTCTGACAACGATTGTCGTATGTTATTCGTTGAATCAACACCAAATATCTGTATTCCTTCACCATGTCGCTTATTAATCTCGGCGATAAAAGAAGACAACTTATAAAGCTCCCTTTTTGCCTTGTTTGCCTCAGTTGCAACGCTGTTAGGGAATATGTTGAATCCAGCACCTTTCTTAGACACCTCTCCGAGTATGCGGCCTATTTTGTACAACCCATCCTGGACAGACTCCAACTGCTGGAGTTTTTTCGGACTAAAGAAATCTTCGCTTGAAAATACGCCAATGTTACGACGTAATTCTTTAACGAAGTTGTTTAGCTTTTCAAAACTACGACCTCCCTTATCTCCAATACCTTTTGTTGCTTCGGATATTGCTTCCAAAGCATTCTGCGCCTGCTTACCAGTAGCATCAATCTTGTTTAATTCTTTGGTAATCTTTTTGGTTTCCTCTTCAATTCTCGATTTAAGAGTGAGCGAGAAACTGAGGTCTCCCATATTTCCACCTGCCATATCCTGAATATTTTAAAATTAGAGTTTATTGTTTAAGTAATCAGCAAGACTTATCTTCTTGCCAACGAGGCTTCCCTCATTCTTCTTTTTCTCCATCCATCTGTCGTAGAGATCATCCATCTCCTTCTTGGTATGCTTCTTCGGACCGCCTTCCTTTTTTGTCTTTGGATAGACGACAAGAGGCTGGTCTGCAACCATGAGGTCAATCTGTGCCGATGAATAGCCCCACCAGTAGTCGTAGGCCGCGATGAAGTACTTACGCTGAAAGAGGAAACCGAACTTCTCAGCTAGTGAGAAGGCTGCTCCCCAGCTGGTTCTGCTTGGATAGCTTTTGCTTCGCTCCTCGTCATCGTCATCATCACGTCCGTCATCCCGGTCGCTAATATGGTAGCCAGTGAGAATGCGTTCGATGGAATTTTTTTTAGAAACATCGAGGACTCTCAGAACCTCGGCCACGTCCACATCCTTGATGTAGTAGAGCCAACGCCAGTAGATCCAATACAGGAATCGAATCTTCCAGATGTTGTTGAGGAGAATGCAGACACAAATCTTGACGTTGCGCTTCCATTCGTTCTTCTCCTTTGCTCTGATGTGGGAACACCTACTCATGGTTCCCTTGCGAAGCCAGCCGATCTTGTGCTTCTTTCCACGGAACACGAACTCGGTAGGCTCGTCGTGCAGTACGCTGTCGAGCAACTCCTGTAAGTCCACCGAAGGCTGCTCAATTTTCTTTTCTTCTGCCATGATTGTATGCTATTAAAAATGAGATAGGGCGGCACGGCTGTTGACTAGCCTGCCGCCCTACGGTTTGTTATTTTTGTTATCCTGAATCTAATTACTTGACATACTCTCACGCCTGAAGACGCGAGATTCTTGGATGCAGACGCACATGCACCCTCCTTGCGGAAGATGTCTTACTAGTGCTCTCCAATTCGGCAATGCCCTGCCGAAGAATATTTTGGGCAGCGAGAAGGTCACGGTTATGGACTGCTCCGCACTCGGGGCAAGTCCATTGCCTATCCTTCAGCTGAAGCTGCTTGTTGACATAGCCGCACGTACACGTCTTTGATGACGGGTAGAATCGGTCAATATTATGAACGGTGACACCATACTTGGTAGCCACGTACTCCAACTTGGTGACGAACGCACCGTGTGCCAGGTCACTCATCTTCCTGCCCCACAAGGCAGACATACCGGTGAGCTGGAGATCTTCGATGAAGATGCGGTCATACCGTCGGCACAGATGGTGTGCCAGTTGCCACTGGAACTCAGTCCGCTTATTGACTATACGTTCATAAATGCGGTTGAGTTCCTTCCGACGAGCCTGCCGGTGGTGACTGTTCGATGCGGTCTTTGATAATTTGCGAGAGGCACGCTGTACACGGGAGAGTGAGGCCTTCAGGAACTGTGGGTTTGTGACCGTGGTTCCGTCGCTCATCGTCATGTAGGTTTTTAGACCGAAGTCGATGCCTACGGATGCACCATTGTGTGTCTTTCCGAGGCTGGCAGGAGCTTTGTCAAGCACCATGATGACGAAATACTCTCCCAGTGGGCTGCGCTTGACGGTAAGGGTCTTAATCTTACCATCGTAGGGTCTGCTCAATGAAAATTTGAAACGCTTCTTGGTTCTGTTTATCGTCAGCACGTTTCCATTGAGTGAATAACCTCCTTGCCGAAATACGAAAGAGGAGAAATCCTTCGAACGCCTGAACTTTGGAGGTCGTGCTGCCAGATGCTTAAAGAAACGCTTGTAGGCATCATCAAGCCGCTCTAGTATCTCCTGAACGCTCTGCGAGTGAAGAAGATTACGGCTGATGCGCTTTGCGAAATGCTTACGCATACGCACAATATCAATGTATTTTCCGAAAAGACGGTAGAAGCGTTTCTGTAGCGCGAGTGCATGATTCCACACAAAAGCAGCCTCACGGAGCATCTTGTCCAGGTGCTTCGTCTTATCGGTACGATAGAGTTTGTATTTGTATGAAATCATGATAAAAACGTTTTTTCTTAACTCTGCAAATAAATTCAGAGAAATGTGCGCTTTCGCCCCACCTACCTAAATGGTAGGGGGGTGCCTATCTAAAGAAGTCTTTACT